ATCACGGATTCCGTAGCGAGGACTGCTAGATTTCACCTGTCGGCGTTCTTGCTCTTCTCGCCACGCGAAACTCCCATACTCTGGAGTTTGACTTGTTTCTTCGCTCGTGTCAATCTTATCAGGCACTACGTCGGTGTTAAATACCAGCCAAGCTCCAGCTGCTGAGATGGCTCTGTCCGCGTGGTTTTTTTCGGTGGCACCCTTGTTTTTCGTTGGTGCATGGATGATTTTTCCACCATCCCACTCATATTCGCCACACTCTACGATCATGTCTTCGGACCTGGGAACGCATTTTCCCTGTTCCATAGCCAGCGCGAATTGCTCGAACATATCAGCCTTATCTGCGTCTTGGCATGGCCAACCTGGCTTCCTGCTTTTCTTCTGCGATCCAAGCTGGGTGACATTACGGAAAAATACGTTGCCGTAGTAAAGCACCTCCATGACTTCTTTGGCGAAACCACCAGAGACGCCAGAATCCTCCCAGCCAAGCCGCGCATTCCTCAGCCACATGCACAATCCAACCACACGTCTGGCAAACGGTCTGGGTTCGAGTCCTTTGATGGTGTACTCCAGCATTTCCTCACCGGTGCGATCGTCCAGAGCAGTCGCCACAGAGTTGGACGCATGCGCACTTGTGCCCCCTGACGCTATGTCACAGCCTATAGTAAACGGTCCAAGTGGTGGCGAGTCGTCGACGCCTGGACGAAACCATAGCTTCAACAAGCCATCTTCTCTGGGAATCAGCCCAGTGAGCTTGCAAGTCTCTGAGTCGAACACTGGATTGCCAACCCAGACAGGGCTGCGGCAGTGCGTCCTCTTCATTTTGTCCAGTAATTCTGGACTGAAGACTTTGCCAACTGCTCCACGGCAGTCACCATCGAGTTCTCTCGCGACGAATCTCGGTGTTGCGCCTGGAAGAAGACGGTGGGCGTTATACCACGGCGACTGAATGTGATCCTCTATTTTGTGTCCGCGGCGCTCGATGGTCCTGATTTCACGCTGGTGTGTCGCAATGTAATCGTTTACCGCACTCTGCTCCTCTGGGCGAAGTGCCACAGCAACACCCTTAACCACCTTATAGATGTTCTTCGAGTGGTCAGGGTTGTCCTTCCAACTCAGATCGTAGACACGTGGATTGTCCGGATCGGTAGCTGCTTCATAGAACACACCAGCATCGACACCAAACGTTGAAACAAGAAATACGCAGTTACTGACGTGGCTTACTGAAGAAAGGATTTTGTAGTCCTTGTTTGCAGCCACGAACTCTTCACTTCCAGGCTCGTCAAAACAGAACGCCGAAGTCCTACCGCCACGGGCCACGTCGCCAGTTGCTGCGTATCCGCTCCAGCCTGATTCATTAGGTAGCCGTATTACGTGGTCGGTCATGCTCCGCGAATAACCGCCTGGCAGCATCCACATCGGAAGGCGGTCTAACATCGCAGCAACTTTAAACATTACCGCTGAGTCGTCCACCTTGGAATCCACTAATGCTTCATTCCGCGTTACCAGACCAACGGTAAAGCCTGGCTCCCTTAGCGCTCGATACATAGTGACAGCCAAGTAGCAATAAGTCCCGCCTTGAGCACGCGACTTTTTCAGAGTTAACGAAACAGGATGCTCCGTTTCCATTGCTTCCGAGATCGTCTCATCCATCGCCAAAATCACTGGCTCCTGATGGGACCAAGGAATCATTGGCTTCTGTTTGTGCTTAGATCGCGGTTCATAGACCCAAAGGAACGCTGCGCAGAAGAACAGCACGTCGTCCATCGCTGCCTGATACAGAGCGTCGCGGAATCGCTTATCTATGAGAGCACGTTCGCGACAGCGAATGCGCCATTTCAAGTTTTCAACAGCGCCTTTTGGCACAAGGTCGTAAAATGGAGATTTGCTCATTGACTTATGCTACGATGTACTCTTGGCAAAACGAAACTCGCGCGGTCTGCGAAACCGCTACGAGCTTCTCAACAACACCCTGTTTAGAAGGAACGAGGCAATGTCTGAATTAAATTCTAACACTTCAGAAGGTTTTCGCGTAATCCCTGGATACCCTCGATACGCTATCAATAAGTCTGGAACTGTCCTGTCTGTCTGTATGCGAGGAAGTGGTGCTGGGGTTCATCGCTGCTGGACAGATGCAAAACAACTCGCTTTCGCAGCAGATAGAAATGGCTACAGGCGAGTTACCCTATGTCGCGATGGTCGCTCGCGAAGAATCTTTGTGCATATTCTGGTGCTTACGACGTTTGTCGGTCCATGTCCAGAAGGAATGGAGTGTCGGCATTTGGACGGCTGTAACACAAACAACCACGTCGATAACCTTACGTGGGGAACAATCGCCGAAAACCACCGAGACAAGATACTTCACGGAACAGTTGGCATTGGTGAGAAGAACGGTAGTGCCAGACTGAAAGTTGATGATATTCTGAAAATACGCGAACGCGCTGCAAATGGAGAATCGTCAAGATCTATAGCCAAGGACTTCGCCGTAAGTCAGGTTACAATCTCCAAAATCGTGCGACGAGCAGCATGGAATCACGTCTGATTGTCATGTTCGCTTCAGAGCCTCGCTTATCCCCATCACCTTCAACCTCGCTCGCAAAGTAGATTCCTTCAGCCCATAGAGAGACGCCCATTTCGAAACTGTCTTGCGTTGCCCATCGTGTTCTATGCCGCAATTGCCGCACGTTGTGGAGTGTCCTGAGCGCAGGTGACCCAAACGGACTGCAACCTGATTCCCGCAGGCACATTTGCAGATGAAGTTGCGTTTTCCAGTCACCTTACCTGTTTCACGAACAACCGTAAGGTCTCCGTACTTCTCTCCAGGGGCTACTTCGATTCTTTGCATTCTTCCTCCAACGCCTGTTCTGACATTTTCCACAGTGGCCCGCACATGATCTCTTGATGGCGCATGATGTCCTTCGGCGCAGTTCGCAATCGCTCGAAGTCATCAAGTGACACGACAAAGATACCATGCGAGTCTTTTGGCAATGATTCCCCTGTCGCCGACTCCCAGTCTCCTGGTTCAATGAAGTAGGTTTTCACTGTTCGTTATCTACCTCGCTGGATACACGTAGATCGGCTTTGTCGAATAGACGCCATGCTTGCCGTATGGGTTGTTTATTGAGTCTGGTGAGTAGCGGCTTCCGTATCGTCCATACGGGTTTGACACTGAGTCTGGCGCGTAACGATTGTGACTTAGCTCGCCAACGTAGATTCCGCCAGAGTAAAGTCTCGGTGGATTCGTTGACCATCGCGATGTCGAACTGCCAAAGCGCTCATAGCCACTCTGATAATTCGGTCGATAGACATCTTGTCCACGACACAGCGTTGCTAACAACAACACCAATACCAGTATCGCTATACCTTTCATCTCTTTTCCTCTTTCGATAGTTAGAACAACATCATCTTGCCATCAGCAAACGCTTTGATTCGCTTCCGCGCTAATCGCTGCATGACCTTTCGGGCTTGGTCGTATGCTAAATGACACTTTGGACACAACGCAACTAAATTCTCTGGTCTGCAATCCATCTCGACATGGTTGATGTGAGCGACTGTCAGCGTTCTCCTGTGCGTGTCAAACTTCTCGTCTGGATATCGACACTGCAAAGTACATTGCTCGCACTTCCATCCAGCTTGTTCTTTAATCGCTCTAGCAATTTCATCCCAGTCAGCTGGATATTTTGTTCGATCCATCGGCATCGCTATCCCTCCACTCGCGCAACTAATTGCTTTTGCCACTAACACTAGACTAATCCGATTGACCCACACACGCAAGTAGGCTATCGTGAAAGCGTTTACATCCGAGTACCATGGAAACAACAATCATGACCACTGCTGAACTTGTCAACCTCATCCACATGCAAACACGCAAGCACATGCCACTGGTGACGGAGGTTGTCCCAGGACAAAACACCGTGGAGTATACCGTAGGCTTCGTGCGATACCTGGCGACTCGAGATCGTCAGGTAATGGAGGTGGCGGACGGAAAGGTTTTCACCTCTCCCAATTCTTGGCATCAACAGAACATTCTTCGTGGCGAGAAAACGGACGACTTCGGAAAAGTGATCAATCGCGTCTTAGTTGAGAATTCTTCCCGCTGAGGTAGGACTGAGCGAGGGAGAGCGTGAGGGCCGATCTAGCCGAGCGCCTTCTACGCGGGGATACGTGAAAGCCCCGCACCTTTACCATTAACCTCTTGGAGCCGCCATGAAGTACGAACCGATTTCTACCGAACGCTTTATCATCTACAGCCACGAAATTAAACGCCCTGAAAAGCTGGGTGGAATGTTTCGCACGGTGTTCCATGCGTGGTTTCACTCGGAAGACATCCCGCGACCGATCTGCATAGTTACCATCAACGAATCATTGATGGATTACGTTGACTGGGTGCATGTCGACGAAGAGTTTCGCCGCCGAGGAATCGCCACTGAGGTCATGCGAGCCATCGAAGGCGTTATACCTGGCATCACCCTATCCGGTGCAACAGATGAAGGAGATGCTTTTTGCGAGGCTTACGAACTAAAGTATCCGAGCTGCCCGTTTGGTATTGCGCCACAAGACGGCGAATGAAGCATGTCTGGCGCATTGTTGGCGCGATTAACACTGGAGATTTACCGAATGTCACTATCAGAGACGATCTCGCAACTCGATGACAATGAGAGCATTAGATTCGCCAAGCACCCAATGGGCATCAATGTCACAATTAAAAAAGGCGATCATCCAAAAAACAACAAGACAATATTTCTCACGTTTCTCAAAAAGGATTTAGAGAAAGGCAGTTTCGACTACCTAGCATTTGAAGTCGATCGTGCGCTAAGTATCATCCGCAAGTCAACTGACCATCACACACGAAAGTAAACATGACCACTATCGAACGACTGCACGCCGAACTATGCGACAAGCTCTCCGAAATTGAGACCGTATGCGCATCGTACAAATACGAGGTCATTCCAACGCTGCTTCTGCGACACGCTAAAGGTCCGTCGCACTCAATCCTTTTGAGCAACGACTCTCCTAGCACTGTCGTGCTGTGCATCGCCGAACTGGGCAATGTAGGCGAAGTGGTTGAAGACGACGATGACGAAGAAGACTTAGGCGGCTGATGTCTACAATTGGAGACACGAAAGCGATATTAATCCGATGATTTCAGAGTCTACGCTAGTTGGTTGTGAAGGATTGCCTACAGAGATGGCTGCGCGACTTGACGAGCCTTGGGTGTTCGTTGGCGAGGTGAAGGGCGATCGCTATGCCGTGCGCGCAATATGCAGGAAATGTACCGCGCGACCAACGTACGCTCCGCTGTCAGTCTACGATCGCCCGCAAGCCATCTATTATGAAGTTGACATGCGTGGCTACCTGTTCGTTACCGACGATATGATCGAGTGCATGGTCTACTTCGGAGTGTGCAGGAAGTGCGACAGCGTTCACTGGGCAAGGCAGGGACCACCATTCAAGCGAGCGCATTGCTTAGTGCCAGCACACTGACCAATATTTAGACCGGATGCCATGTTTTCCCCTTAGACAGTAAAGGGAAGTCGGCGATGTTGCTGGGCATTACTTCCTGCTGCACGACACTCTGTGGCTAACGAAGACTGTCTTACGGTCGTGGAGCAGCTGGCTTGCCGCATAGGTCCACTCTTTCGTCTTCGCCCCCTCGCAAGGTTCCG